ATTCTAAAGCCGGAGGGGGGTAAGGGGGGAACAGATAAAAAACTTTTAGTTTTTTATATCTTAAGTCTAAAAAACGTATGTCTTTTAGACTGAACCTGCTGGTTCTCCCCAATTACAACAAGGAGATACAAGCTTACAGTTTCGAAAATAATGCAGACATTGTTCCATTAGAGATTTATTGATATGTTTTTTTTAAGTTAAAACGCAATTAAAACTTTTATAAAAATAACAAGATAAAAAGAGGAGGGAACAGATAAAAAACTTTTAGTTTTTTATCTCATGAGGTTCTATTGCTGATAAAAAGGAAAGTTCCCTCGACTAGTATTCCTATTATAAGCAGTGTGTTGTTTCAGAAAATCACGTAATTCTTCTAACATATTACCAAGAATATTTTTACCAAAATCTTTATTATCAGAATATAATTCTTTCATAACTGCTGTTTTAACATCAAATCCAATACCCCATTCTTTGTCAAATTTATTTGCTTCATAGAGCTCCTTTGGATGAGTTTCAATCAATTTTTGTTTAAGCTCTTCATTTTGATTAAATTTTAATGATAAACCTCTTGCCATAACACCGATTTTAGCTTTTTCCCATTGGTTAGGATCAAAACCTTTAAATTGTGTTTGACCTAATCTTTTTATTTCTTTCGAATTAGATTCGTTCATAATCTTGTTAGATAGTTCAGTTTCTCCAAAATCTAATGTTTTTCTAAACATAAAAAACTGTTCTGTGCTTTGGAATACATATTTTTCATTTTCATTATCATCAGTAAACTCACACGGAAAAAAATTACTCATCCAATTATAAGTAGGTGAATCAGATATAAAATAAATTGATTTTTCGGTTTCTCCAGATATCATTTGTCGAATAAGATCTTGAAACTTATTCTTCCTTTCATTAGAATTTTTATTATTTATATGTATATCTCTTTTAATATCATGTATACATTTTTCTATATATTCTTTATCATCATCTGATAATAATTTTTTTGTATAATAGTGCTCTATAAGTTGTATACATTCCGCAATATATTGTAATTCTTTCTTCGTTTTATCATCAAAACCTGTATTTTTTAACTCATCATGCTTATCATACTTTATTTTATCTCTATCTTTTTTTTTAAAATTTTCATGTGCAAGTTTTATACATAAAGTTATATAGTCTTTTTTTGTTAATTCTCCCCCTCGCATTCCACCTTTTTTTACAACTCGTTTTTTACTACTTTTCCCGCTCAATTTAGCAACCGGCTTATACCGAATTACGCGCCCTTTGAGTTCAATGGGCTTCGCCAATTTCTCAATGTATCCTAAATAAGGTCCATAAGTCTTCTTTTTGGACCCCTGTGTAATCTCCCGAATGTGGAATGACACTTTCCTCTTTTTGTCCGTGGCGCACAGTTTGGAAACTGCCTTTCTGCCTGCGGAAGATGGGCTTAAAGAAACATAGAGGCCGTGTTCCTTTGATCCGATAACAACTGTGAAATGTCGTTTAGAAGTAGAAGAAGACTTCTTCTTTGGTGCTTTTGTTGCCTTTGAGACTTTTGGTTTTCCTCCAATTTGGGGCATTTATATTATATACGAATAATATTTTTTCCAAATAAAATATATGTATAAGTTTTATTTATTTACTTTATAAATAAAACATCTAGATATAAATATCTTTGATATTTATATGTATAAATTTCTTCTAATTATTGTCATGTGTTTATTCATCATTTTATTCTATTTTGATAAAAAAACATCTGAAAATTTTGAAAATAATAAAATCCCCAAAATAATATGGGCCTATTGGGATACCGAGGATATCCCAGAAATTGTAAAACTATCAATTCAGTCATGGAAAAAAACATCACCTCAGTATAAAATTAATTTCATGAATCAAAAAAATATTGAATCTATTATATCATTACCAAAAAATTGGAAAACATTACCGTCATATCGTCAGTCAGATATAATCAGATTACTTTTATTAGAAAAATACGGAGGCGTTTGGATGGATGCCTCCACGATTCTTTTAGAAGATTTAGATAAATTCATTTCCAAAAATAACTTAACACTATTTATTACTCCAACATCTTCATTTGAAAATCCTGTATTTGAGAATTGGTTTATTTCTGCGCCTTCCAATAATCAAGTAATAAAATTGTGGATAGAAGAAGTATTAATAGCTTTACAAAATAAGAAAAAATATATAAATAATTCAAGTAATTATAGCAAACAAACAATAAGTAAGCTTTATTACCATATATGTCATTTAGCGTTGAAAAACATATATGAGAGGAATAAAAAGTTATTTAATGGAGCAAAAATATACGATAGCAATGAAACCGCGTTTTATTATCAACATAATACACCTGATATAAAATATTTTTTTAAGAATAAATTTGATAAAAGTAAACTCATGATAAAATTAACAGGAAAACATCGAAAAGAAATTGATCTACAGTATTTTGATAAAAGCTTGATTGCGTAATTTTCAGAATATTTTTTTTTTAGAAATTGCGTTTTTCAAGATTAGATAAATATATGACGCAACCACCACACAAGAAGACCGCATACAATAAAGGCGGGTATGGTTCTGGAAACCGAGAAAGGAATCCTCCACCAAAAAATGTAGTTCCACCACAACCTCCCCAGAATGATTTACAAATATATGTAAATCCAAACGATCCAAACGATTTTATTTTCTTGGATTATTCACCTGCTTATCCAGCGCCTCCGGCGCCTCCAATACCATCACAATCAATTGTGCCTTTTCACCCACGATATGACTACCGAGATGACGATTCAGAAGATGAAGAATTGCTCAAACTCCGGCGCATTGTTAAGAATGACAAAGTATTAAGCAATAATCGACCACCGATGAAATGGACCCACCAAATAGAGGACATTTCTGACCTATTAAATCTCGCCTATGCAGTCGAAAAATTTAATTATACAAATATCTCACTCAATCAAGCACATCTTCTTCAATTACAGGGCCCCCTCCAAAAACTGAAAGACCTCATCGGTATGGAATCCATCAAAGCTGGTATCTTCAACCAACTCGTATTTTTTTTACAAAAAATAGAGGAGAACTATCCGCAAATGCTCCACACTTGCGTTCAAGGGCCACCCGGATGCGGAAAAACTGAGCTTGCTAATATATTGGCCGACATTTACGCAAATTTGGGAATCATCAAAGAAGCGAAGGTCGTCGTTGCGAGGCGCAGTGATTTAGTGGCCGGATTTCTTGGGCAGACCGCAATGAAAACACAGGAAGTAATAGATTCCGCGAAAGGAGGAGTTTTATTGATTGATGAGGCGTATTCGCTCGGGAATGAAGAGAAGAAGGACTCCTTCGCGAAAGAGTGTATCGACACAATAAACCAGAATCTGACCGAAAGTAAGGCGGATTTTATTTGTATCATTGCCGGATATAAGGAAGATTTGGAGAAATCTTTCTTCGGATTTAACTCGGGTCTGGAACGCCGGTTTCCCTACCGATTTACAATCGATGACTACACGCCGGATGACTTGTGTAAGATATACCAGACTATTCTGGGCCGGAGCGGGTGGAAAATAAAAAAGGAAGATGAGAAAAAAATGGTGGAATTTTTCAGGAAAGAGCGGGTGAGTTTTAAATTTAATGGGGGTGATTTGGAAAATTTCGTCCATTTCTCCAAATTGGCTTTCGCAAAGAATAAGATATTTAATGTTCGGGATAATCAGAAGATTATACAGATGGAGGATGTTCTTTGTGCGTTTGAGATGTATGGGGCGAATAAGAATCGGGTGGGGAAGGAAGTGTCGATGGCGGTTCCGATGTTTATGTATACATAATGAACTCAGAGTTTAAGTTTATAAAATAAAAATTATATTTTATTTTTATTTTTATTATTGTTTTGTTTGCGATTATTGTTTGGGTTTGAATTATTGTTTGGGTTTGGATTATTGTTTAGTTTGCTATAATTATTTGGTTGTTTGAAGGGTTGTTTGAAGGGTTTTTTTGATATATTAGTTATAAAATTGTATTTTGTTTTGATGGGTGGAATATCATCATCACTGTTTCCCCCCCCCCGCATTCCACCCTTTTTAACCGCCGTTTTATTACCGGTTTTCCCGCTCAATTTTGTGACTGGCTTATACCGAATTATGCGCCCTTTCAATTCGATCGGCTTTGCCAATTTCTCAATGTATCCTAAATAGGGTCCGTAAGTCTTCTTCTTGGACCCCTGTGTAATCTCTCGAATGTGGAATGACACTTTCCTCTTTTTGTCCGTGGCGCACAGTTTGGAAACTGCCTTTCTGGCCGAGGAAGATGGGCTTGAAGAAACATATAGGCCGTGTTCCTTCGAGCCGATAACAACTGTGAAATGGCGTTTAGAAGTTAAAGAAGAAGAAGATTTCTTCTTTGGTGTCTTTGAGACTTTTGGTTTTCCTCCGATTTGGGGCATGTATATTATATATGAATATAAAGATATAATTTATATATGTTCAGTTTATATACGAAATATATAAACTTCAAGATATATAAACTATTATATTACACATAAGTATTAGAAAAATATTGCTGTTAAAACAGTATAAAAGCCTACCCTCTTTTATAAGAATTGTTCATTTTTATTCAATAATAAAATCACATTCAATATTCAGATAATATTTTCTTTACAACCGAATATGAAGAATATAAAGCTCCTTCCACCCACCCAATTCTTTGTGATAATGATTCACTCGCAATATAAAACGGCATTTTTTCAAATGGTTTTGTTGCAATTGCTTGTATTTCACTTCCAATTATTCCTTTCTTATACAGAAACGCAGGATATGTTGGATATGTCCAAACTTTTTGAATAAATCTTATTGGGACTGGAACTGTATTTATATCAACGTTAAAAGCTCGGCAAACACCTTCGTGTGCTTTTTCTAATAGTTTTGATTCTGGAATACCTTCCCAAAAATTAGATTGGAATTCATCTGAATAACTGGCCAGCAATACTGGTGATGTATCACTCATAATCCACACCATTTTATTTGTGGATTCATCAAAAAAGGACCCCTTCGTTTCACTCCACCATTTATTCGGATATTCAATATAAACGCGACTCAAAGGAAATGGAATTGCACAATTTAATAAATAACTCCACAATTTTTCATTTGGGATATTTATTAAAACGTTTTTTAAGTTAAAAATAGGAATACCCGATATGAATCTTTTTGAATAATATTTTTTACATTTATTTACTCTCAAATCCTTAACTTTTATTTCCCAGATTTTTTTACAATGATCATATATTGCACTTTTTACTAAACATTCTTTATTTTTCATAACAGTTGGAGTTTTTTCATCTAATTTATCGATTATACTTATGTAATTACCAAACTTTGGACTATTTGGTTCTCCTGTTCCAACCATATAAAACTCAGAATCATGAAAATTATGAATACACCACTCATATGCATTCCAAGCTGTTTTATAAAATGAAAAATTTAAAGAATTACTTATCCAACTCAGTTGTTCCTCCGTAAGTTTTATTCTTAATAAATCATATATTCCCCAATCAACTAAACGAACTCCATTTACTAATTTATTTGGATCCAATTCATTATAATCTAATGTTCCTACCAATTCTTTTAATGTTGCAAATAATAATTCAATTTGATTTTCCTCAGGAGGTGTAGTATTCGGTAAAAAATAACGTTCTTGTGATTCATTTAATTTATCAATTGGAAACCATTTTTCACGTGTAAAAGTTCCTTTCAATGCAGTCGTAAAAGGTATTAGTGAAAGTCCTAATTCTCTAACTAAATTTGGAGTTAGTGTAAAATCAGTTGGTATTCTGACTGCACCTAAATCAACTGGTTGATTTCCTAAATATCCTTTTTTTATACGACCTCCCAATACATCATCCTTTTCAAATAATACTATTTTTAACTTTGGCTTTATTTTTAATAATTCGTAGATTGTATTTAATGATGCAACACCTCCACCTGCTACAATAATATCATATATTTCATCCATACATTATATTAGATAATAATATTCAATATTACATTTTATTTAACTGATTTTCAATAAATACAGAATTTGTTGAAATTATAAAATTGTATTTATAAGAAGTTAAAATAATATATGCTCACTTCTGAGTATTATATGCTCACTTTATAATAAAAATTATATTCTACTATCATTTAATGAACCTCAAACTCTTTATCCCACTCCTCTTTTTTCTGAATACCATCAGTTCAGCAGTTCACCCAAGCGAAATTGAATGCTTCGGGGTCATAGGCGACTCCATCAGCGCTGGGTTTTCGATGATTTCCGGAAGTCCAAGGGCTGACTTTATTGAATATCGAGATCAAGCTTTTGCGATAGGTCGGAAGCCCGATTACAGAACGCTCCCCAATATATTCCATGATTTCTATCCCCAACTTAATCTTTCGGCCTCTTGCGCCTCCAATTATGAAACACTTGTCGCATACAACCACCGCGCGAATCAAGACTGTAACGTGGCCATCTCCGGAGCCCTATCGGACCGGCTCGTTGATATGTGGGGAGACCTCTTGTTTCAATGGAACAACCGCAATTGTTCGCGCAAGTGGAAACTGTTGACTGTTATGATAGGCGCGAATGACATTTGCGCATACTGTTTAACCGGCTATAACCAAACAATAACCAACTATATGGCCAATGTCCGCAAATTACACGACCAAATTTACAAGGACGCCCAGAATGTTTTCATAAATTACGTGTCCCTGTTCGATGTGTCCGTCATTATGGACTGGCAGAATCCGAAGTGTGATATCGTTCATCTCCTCATAAATGAGTGTCCGTGTATATTGGGCCGGAATCGCCAGAAGGACGCCCGAGAAAAAGTGGGCGCACTCTACAATGATATGAATCGGGCGCTTTATCCGTATATAAAATCTCTTGATA